ACTTCTAATTTAATTAAAATAAATGGTGGAAATGGTAGTATTATAAAAATAACTCAGAGTAATTAATGAAACGACTATTATTACCTATACTTATATTACTATCTTTACCTTTAATATTTCAAAGCACCCCTACAGAAATACTTAAGTTAAAAATATTTGATACATTTGTAACAACGCCAGAACCTTCTGGTAATTTTGTAATTCTTAATATAACCGAAGAAGATGTTGCTAACGAAGGAGGCTGGCCTTTGCCAAGAAGAACACTTGCTCAAATACAAGTTGACCTTATTAATCAAGGAGCTATTGGGATTGGCTGGGTAATAAGTTTTCCTCAAGCTGATCGTATGGGTGGTGATGAAACTTTTGCTACAACCCTTGGATATGCTCCATCTGTTTTAGCAATGTTTGAAACTCCTAACGGTAAATACCCAAAAACGACTGGAACAGTTATTAAGGGAGACAATCCTGGAGGAATTTTAAGTCAAGGCGTAGTACAAAATATTCAAATCTTACAAGACAAATCATTGCAAGGAATAGCAATTGCACCCACCGATATAGATAACTTAGTTAGAAAAATACCATTATTATTAAAAACGCCAGATGGATATGTTCCTGCATTTGGTACAGAGGTATTAAAAGCACTAACAGGAGCAAAAACTTACATTATCACTACAAATGATAATGGTATACAAGAGATATCAGTTAGAGGAATACCTCCAGTCAAAACAGATAGTTTTGGCCGCAAATGGATCAGTTGGGTAGATACACCACAAACTAATCTAAAAGAAATGAATGTTGCAGGTAAGTTTGTTTTTGTTGGCGTAACTGCTAATGGAATTATGCCTCAAGTTGCAACTCCGTCTGGATTATTAGAGCCACATAAAATTCAAGCGGCATTATCCGAGTCAATTCTTATAGAAAACTCTCCAATAATTCCAGATTTTGCTTTAGCTTTGGAAATTTTAATTTTTGGAATTTTTGTTACTCTGACGTGGCTTGCAATCAATTATCTTGGTATAACTAAGGGCGTAAGTATAGCTGTAATTTTACTGTTTACTACGGCGCTCTCAGGCGTTTTTAGCATTCAAAAGGGCTATTTGATAGATTTTTCTTGGACTTTTGTATCTCAATTTATTACTGCAGCCATTGCCTTCTATATAAACTTTAGAAAACAGTTTAAATTGCGTCAACAAATTAAAAAACAATTTGAACATTACCTTGATCCAAGACAAGTCAAGCAATTACAAAATAATCCTGAGCTATTAAAGCTAGGAGGAGAGAAACGTACGTGTACATTTTTATTTACAGATGTCAGGGGCTTTACAAATTTATCTGAAAAACTAAAACCAGAAGAAGTAACTGACATAATGAACAAAGTTCTTACCGTACAAGTAGAATGTATCCAGGCACATGGAGGTATGGTTGATAAATTTATAGGAGACGCATGTATGGCCATATTTAACGCTCCTCTAGATTTAGATGAACATGAACAACGTGCCGTTGCCTGCGCTAGAGATATGAGAACCGCAATTCGTATGTTACAAAAAGAATTACCCGAACCAATTGCAATAGGTATAGGTGTAAATACAGGAGAAGCTATAATTGGCAATATGGGTTCTAATACAAGATTTGACTATTCAGCTATAGGTGATGCAGTTAATACCGCAGCAAGGCTTGAGTCAGCTACCAAAGAAGCAGGTGTTGATTTGTTGATTGGAGAGTCTACTCGCAAAAAAGTACCTGACGCTACGTTTTGTAAAAAAATGTATGTAAAAGGAAAGAAAAAAGCTTTGAAAGTGTATACTATTTAAAATGAGTAAAATATTCATAGGAATTATATTAGTTATGAGTTTGGCAACTTATCTTCTTTGGAATCAAAACTCCAAACTATCTGCTCTTAACCAAGCATTTGAAATAAGAAATCAAGAACAAAAATTAGCTATAGAATCATTGCAAAATGATTTTACCTTGCAAACAGATAGTTTGTTAGAAATTCAAAGTCGTAACCAAGAAATACAACAAGAAATGTCAAGGTACCTTGACATATTTAAACGTCACGACTTGACCAGATTAGCGGCAGCTAAACCTGGACTAATACAACCTAGGATAAATAAAGGAACAAAAGATGTATTTGATAGCATTGAAGAAGACAGCCGTAACATTGACAGTCTTGATGATGGCTTGCAGTTGCAGCCTGATACCCAGTAACCAACAAGTTGAGGTAATATCTAAGCCTATAGAAAGAACTATAGTGCAGCCTATAATGCCCAGAGAAATAGATCTTAAAGATCCATATTGGTATGTCGTATCTAATAAAAATATAGATGATTTTTTATTACAAGTAGAAAAAGATCAAGGGCAAATGGTTTTTGTAGCTATGTCAGTACCAGATTACGAGCTTATGGCTTACAACATGCAAGAATTAAAACGATATATTAATGAACTTACAGAAGTTGTTGTTTATTATAGAAAAGTAACAGTTAGCAAAAAAGATAATTAATCTGTTAAAATCAAGAAACCATTAATATTCAAGGGAGGATAATATGGGAATGATAGGAGAATGGTTAGGAATAGTAACTGGTGTTGTTTGCGCAGCATCTATTATTTGTTCGGTTACACCAACCCCAAAAGATGATGCGTTAATAGGAAAACTTTACAAGATCCTTGAGATTGCAGCATTAAATATAGGTAAAGCAAAGGAGAAGTAGATGGCTAAAGCACCAGATGCTTTTGTTTACAACGCAACCTTAGAGCGAATAGTCGATGGGGACACCTTTGATTGTTCGCTTGACCTTGGTTTTGATGTAAAACTACACAAGCAAAGAGTACGCCTTCATGGTATTGATACTCCAGAATCACGTACTAGAGATTTAGCAGAAAAAAAACTAGGTCTTGCAGCAAAAGAAAGATTAAAAGAACTTTGCAAGGGTAAATTTAAAATTAAATCATTAGGAAAAGGTAAATATGGCAGAATACTTGGGATCCCTTACACAGAAGATGGCGAAGATATTTGCCAAATGCTCATCAATGAAGGCCACGCAGTTGAATACCACGGCGGCAAAAAAGCAAAAGTTTGGGGAGATTACTAATATGAACATATCTCAAGAAGGATTATCTCTAATTAAAAAATTTGAAGGTTGCGAGCTAGAAGCTTATAAATGTGCAGCTGGAGTTTTAACAATAGGATATGGCTCAACCAAAGGCGTTAAAGCAGGAGATACCATTACTCAAGAAGAAGCAGATAACTTACTTTTACATGAAATGGAAGAGTATGAAGGTTATGTAAAAGATGCAGTAACTGTTGATTTAAAACAAAACCAGTTTGATGCTTTAGTATCTTGGGTATTTAATTTAGGTCCAGCTAATTTAAAAGCCTCTACTATGTTAAAAGTATTAAATAATAAAGAGTATGATGATGTTCCAGCTCAAATAAAACGTTGGAATAAAGCGGGTGGTAAGGTTTTACAAGGACTTATCAGAAGAAGAGAAGCAGAAGCCCTTTTATTTGAAGGCAAAGAATGGCATGAGGTGTAACTAATGCCACTTAGCAAGATTGTATTTAAACCAGGTATTAATAGAGAAGGAACTGAATACGATAATACAGGCGGTTGGTTTGATGTAAATCTTGTACGTTTTAGAAAAGGTAGACCAGAAAAGTTTGGCGGTTGGTCAAAAGATAGTTCTAATAGTTTTTTAGGAACTGCTAGAGCCTTACATGCTTGGAACTCTTTAGGAGGTACCAAATATTTAGGAGTAGGGACTACCTGGAAATATTATATTAGAGAAGGAGACAGTTACTCAGATGTTACCCCCATACGAAAGACTACAACTGATGGTGTTACTTTTTCTGCTACTGATGGCAGCTCTACTATAACAGCTACTGATACTGGTCATGGTTCAGTTATAAACGATTTTGTTACCTTTACAGGCGCTGTTTCTTTGGGTGGACTAATAACAGCAGAAGTATTAAATCAAGAATATCAAATAACCTCTGTTACCAGTAACACTTATACTTTTGTAGCAAAAGATACTGATGGGAATGAGGTTGTAGCAAACAGTTCAGATACTGGAAATGGTGGTTCTGGAGTTGATGGAATTTATCAAGTTAATGTAGGTTTAGATGTTTATATTACTGGTACTGGTTGGAGTTCTGGTACTTGGGGTGAAGGAACTTTTGGCTCTACTACAGCCTTGTCTGCTACTAATCAGTTAAGACTTTGGACACATGATCACTTTGGCGAAAACCTTATAATAAATCCTAGAGCTGGCGGTATATATAGATGGGTAGAAAATGACGGACTTACTACAAGAGCTGTAGACCTTTCTACTGTATCTGGAGCTAACCTAGTTCCAACAGTAGGTTTGCAAGTTATTACATCTGAAAAGGATAGGCATTTAATTGTACTAGGTTCAGACTCAATATCAGGAGGAGTAAGGACTGGGACTATAGACCCGATGCTTATATCCTTTAGCGATCAAGAAAATGACTTAGATTTTCAACCATTAATTACCAATACTGCTGGAGACTTAAGACTTTCATCTGGTTCGTCTATTATTGGCGCTACAAAATCTAGACAAGAAATACTTATATGGACTGATACTGCTTTGTACAGTATGCAGTTTGTTGGGCCACCTTTTACATTTGCAGTCAATCTTATTAACGAAGGTACTGGTCTTATAGGACCAAAGGCTGTTATTACTTCAGCTCAATCTATTTATTGGATGTCTTCAACAAACTTTTACGCATATACAGGTAGCGTACAAAAAATACCTTGCAGCGTTCATAATTACGTATATGGGGATATAAACCTAAGCCAATCATTTAAAATACATGCGTTTACTATTACTGAAAAATCTGAGGTTGGTTGGTTCTATTGCTCAGCAAGTGCAACAGAAATAGACAGATATGTTATCTATAACTATGAAGATAACGTTTGGTATTACGGACAATTAGAAAGACATGCTTGGCTTGATAGTGGTATTGAAAATTATCCTAGAGCTACTTATAACGGGTATTTGTTTGAACAAGAAGATGGCTTTAACGATGATGGCAGTCCTATGACTAACGTATTTATAGAAAGCTCAGACTTTGAAGTGGGAGAAGGAGAGCAGTTTGCTTACATACAAAGAATGTTCCCAGATTTAAAATTCTTAGCTAATTCAGATTCAGGCAAGGTAAATCTTGTTATTAAAACTAGAAATAATCCTGGAGAATCTTTATCAACCAGCTCTACATCTTCTGTAGGCTCATCAACTGGGCAAGTCAGTCTAA